TGGCACAGCATAGAACTTAAAAACTCCATGCTGAATCATACAACGCTGGACTTGGATACGGAGGTATTCGGCTGTACGACGATATCCTTTGCTGTAAAACGCTTCTTCAATGCGCAGGACACCGGGCACATCCGACAGACGTAGATTCTTGCGTCCAATTTTTAATCGGACTGGTGTAATTTCTTTGCCTTGATAGGCGTGAACACCACAGGACTCGCGGAAATGCGACCGATAGAAGCTCTTTTCTGAATTGAACTTCATACCGTACAACGGTAACATGTCGTAAATCGCGTGCACGCACTCCGTACGAACGATGATATCGTCGCCGTAAACGTACACTTCCCGGATTTTATCCCGTGGAACAACAGAAAACTCCAAAATGGCCCTTATTAGAGCAAAATGAATTAAGGCCATAATGGGGAAGCAAATGGCACTTCCCATTGGGGCGATTTTATTGATAGGTAATTCATCAATAAAGTTTAACCCCTCAATTGCGGGAAGCTCAATGGCTTCGGTAGAACACGCTAGGATCAAATCCAAGAGCGGTTTATTCCCACCGAAAAGATAGGCGGTTAGTTTCCTGCTTATCCGATCACTCGCGGATGACATATCCAGAGTTGCGAATGAACCGGTCTGCGAAGAAGCCTTGGCCAAATCCCCATTAATTTGCTGAGAAGTAAAGTTTACGTACCCCCTTGTAAGCGGATGCGACTCTATCCTCTCTACAAGCGCTTTTCTTAACGCCTGCTGCAACCATTGCACTTCGTTTTCTTCGATGCATATACCGCGCGCCTTTTTATTCGTTTTTGGAACAAACTTAAAGCGCGAAGTCGGTGCATCATATTCGTTCAATGGCTTTGGAGCCGGTCTCTTACGCTGCCTAACGACATTTTGTTGGGACATACCCTCGAGGTTTACTCGAAAGTGCCTTGGAGGCGAGAAAGGAGGTTCATACCACTCCCTCATGTCGACAACGTCGCTAATTGGAAGGTAATCCGAGTGGGCAACATATCGCTCGGACTTCTTGAGAGGGGTGTTCGTCGCACCTGGCCCTGGCTGAGGAAGAAACTTCTCAGCTTGTGACGGGTCAAATGGATTTAACCCAGACAAAACCGTTGTGATGATTTCACGGCCTCGTCTTGTAATTGCTCTCAGAGGTTCGCTGAAGTAATCACATTCCTTCAGACTAGCATCAACCTCTATGAACTCTATCAACTGATCATAGAGTACCTTGTTACTGTAGGGCCCTTCGATTTTCTTGAAGGCGTATGAAAGCTGATACACTGCTTCCAACGCTTTGGCCCCGATCTCTGTGTTAGGGTGACCAAGCACTTGTTTCACCAATCCGGACAAAACAACCGGGTAGGTGATCCCATCCACAGTTCGTGTTTTGAACCATGGGAAGGACGGTGCTCCACCTTCGAGGATTTTAACAACTCCGTCAAAGATGGCGGGTAGAATCTGCGTTGCAAATGCAGATCCCTCGCGGTCCAACCTGCGAGACAATGTTTCTTTATCACGCAAGAAGTCAGTCGCCTTATACACAAAGGAATGTTCGTTATAAATGTCATCAAGGAGCCTACCGATCATATCTTTACAAAACGATACATCCGGTGGACTTACTCCCTCTTGGTCTGCCGACCTGACGACACCTCGGGAACGTCCCGAGTTCCTTTGGCTCTTCCGGACTGGTGGTGGAATCTTAGCCATCTAGTCCTCCAGCCAAGGGCCGAAGCAATCGCGAAGATGATATCTAACGCAATTCTAACGTACGGCAATGCATTTGTGTCCTTGTCCATTTTCCTCCTACGCTAGATCTTCTTGGCGCGGAGCCCGGCCAGCAGGCCGGATTCGGCAAGAACAGCACAGAAAAGGGTGAATTCCGGAGTCAACTCGGCCACCGTAAACAGTGGGCTAGCAACGATGGTGTAATTTTGGGTGATCTGGTACAAAGTACCATCACCCGCCGCCGGAGCCAGTTTATATGTACGTTGGACGAGCGCGCGGTTCACTGCTGTAGTACGCAAGTCGTGCTTTGCGGTGATAAGAGAACTAGCCGCCGTGGCAGCTGCATCCTCAATGTAGTCACCTACTACAGAGCGGTTGTCAGGACGTTGTGACCGGAAAGAAAATGTCCGATCTCCGATTGGGCTTGCGCCCGTGCCGTCGTTTACAGTTAGAGGATTGCTAAGAAGGCCCATGGTCTTGATTCCTTTCCAATTTAATATGTTTAAACGCGTTTTCGTACGCGGGAACGCCCGGAATGGGAATGAAACCTAGGAAGTCACTTTACCACATACATCTAACGAGCGCAGCGATATTAACGGCTTGCTTAACCGAGGGCAGTTTTACCCTAGGCAAGACTATCCCTTTTGAGGGGGATACCACGCGACGCTCAAAATAGGAGCCCTCATAACCACATATTAACTGGTCTTTTCGGGCCTCTGCTCCGTTGATAATGAAGCAGTGAGTTCGACCGTCCGGTACATAGGTCCATCCGTTTGATATTGTGACTAAACGTGATTCACAATATTGATGGAGGTCAAGATGCACGTTCGGGTCTTGCTGCATCGATTCGATAGCGTCGCCGACCTTGACAAAATAGTCGACAAGGAATGTGAATGGTATCGCATTCCACACTACCCCCGCGTTCATACCGAAACCGTAAAGTCTGGAGAATGCATCCATCGTGTCCCTCATTTCATAATCATAAGAGAAGGACATGGTGGCAGTAAAGAGATCCTTTTTGAGGAGCCCCGAGGCGCGCCAATAATAATTCTTGGTGCCCACCGTTCGGCTATCTACCCTGGATATTTCTTCAGAATAGTGCCTTGTGGTCCCTGATAAACCGGAATCACGAAAACGGTGCTGTGCATCCTTGACAGAGGTCGCTAGCTGGCTGTACAGCGATACCAAATCCTTAATTGTAGGATCGATGGCAAAGTGCTTTACCAGTACAACCTCGGCTGCGGTACGAGTGGCATTGCGAGCAATATCAACGACTTTGGCTGTTGCCGTGCCGCTTTCAACTGCTCTCTGCGCCCTTCTGATTCTAGAACGAGCTCGTTTTAACGTCTCAACAATTTTCTTGGGACGTAGAGCTGCAATGTTCTTGGCGATGTTTTTGAAATCCTTGAGCTCATAAAGAAAATTGAGCGCTTGGAAATCGCCTTCGAATCTAGGCTGCATAGATGCCCATGCGCGGTTTGAAGCAAATTGAGATTCCGACCAATCAACCTTCGCCTCCACAGTTATTGGTTGTGCAGTGGAGGGCACCGTCAGGCGCCAAAAAGGCGAGCCTAGCAGGCGTTTGGGGTCAAGATAAGAACAACCCCACTTGCCATACGGTAGACACGTCAAACGCGTCTTGAGGTTCTTGCATGTGTTATACAAGGGCCTCGGTCGAACGGTGGAATCGAATACCTGTGTACCCAGCCAATCGACGACCATCACGCTGTTGTTCGGCGTGGCCATCGAGGCGAAGTACTGCTGAAATGCCTTCAAGTAGTCACCTGGCTCAACATACAGAACATGTGTGCTGGTACAGTTATACGAGTAGGCATGATAGTTCAAATCAGCAGGCATCCCCAGATCTCTCTGCAAAACTTGCTCCTGGTGTTTCGACACAACGTTAACCTCCTGTGTAAGAGTGACTTGCCCGCCGGCGCACAATGCGCCG